GTTACCTACCCATGTAAAAACGGGTTCTAGTATAGGCCATATAAGGGTATTCCATAGCCATTGTAACCCCTCCCATATCTTATTACCGAGCCCTGTTAATCCACCCATTATCTCACCGCTCAAGCCGCTCAATTTCTCAGCCACCCATCCACCAAGCCCTATTAATCCATCCCATATCTTACCACCAAGCCCTGTTAATCCATCCCATATCTTACCACCAAGCCCTGTTAATCCACCCATTATCTTACCCCACACCCATTGTAATCCCTCCCATATCTTACCACCGACCCATTTTAACCCGTCCCATACGTTATCACCAAGCCCTGTTAATCCACCCATTATCTTACCCCACATCCATTGTAGTCCCTCCCATATCTTACCACCGACCCATTGTAATCCCTCCCATATCTTACCACCGACCCATTTTAATCCGTCCCATAGACTACCGCTGTATTTATTCCAAAGCTCTATTATTTTATCTTTAAATATTGCCCATAACGTGAAGCCAGCGACTAATGCCCCAATAATTTTACCTAACCTACTTTTGCTACTTTTTGCTACTTTTATATTTTCCTTAGCTAAATTATGTTGTTGTTCAGCTTTTTTGAGCACTTTAGTTTCCCCCTTAACATCAGCAGGTTTTTGGTACATCCACGGAAACATTTTAGAAAGTACACTCGCGACAATGCGAGTTTCGTTCATTAATTTATTTCTTTCTACAGCTCCCACCTGCGCAGACGATTGCGGTTTTTTCATACCAGGTAATGCAGAAGCTTGTGATGGTAATATATCACGCGAGAATTTACTTTTTGCTAAGTCTGTGTCTGCGAGTTGCCCAAAGGCTTCATCCCGCGCACGTATTAAGTGCATTATGGATTCTGTTTGTACTGCTTTCTGCTCTGCCACATAGATATTTAATCAATATCTGTGGTATCGAAAAACCGCACATCTATAGGAATAATAGAGTCATCAACAGTTAGTATATCGTTAAGATATATATTAATATCTTCAATATATTCCGAAATGCCTTTATACATTGTTAGAGGCAACTCTTCAATTAACTTTATTCTATCGTTGATTTTAATTTTAGTAAACTCGATTTCCTCTTCATCTATTACAAGCTTATCGATATACTTAATTATCTCTAACATGTATAACATCCCTAGCCCTTCTCTAGATGAATCTTCTTTAACATCTACATCTTGCTCGCCTTTAGATAGTATTACATTTTCTTCAGCAAGGGTCGGGATTTTCAAAAATACTTTTAGATTTTTTAATTCAACTTGATGATCTTCTTTAATTTTAAATGGTATAGTCTTTAAATTTTTAATTGCTTTACTTAAACTAACTAATTCTTTATCTACCTTTACCATATCACCTAGTGAGTGTTTTCTCATATGCATTATAAAGGGGAATTTATCATAAATTTTTAAATCATGATTCCCTGTGTTATTAATAATGATATTATTTAACGTTTTGTTAAAATACAAAGCACCTTTTACTCCATCTAACGCTGAAGAAATTAAATCTTTTTGCTGTTTGAGCGTAAGGGGTGTTGTATCAATACTCTTTTTAATTGACGGCAGAAAAACTTTTAATTTATCGTCATTTAATTTTCCTAGCTTTTCTAAAAATCCAGATACACTCTTATTCTTACCCATAACCATATTTAATGAGGTATTTTATTTATCCACCCTGTTGTGCGTTCTGCTCTTCAATTTCTCTTGTATACATCTCAAAATAATCATAAACTTCTAAATACGTACTATTAGCTAGAAAGGAAATATCGTTTATTCTTTTAGATAAAGTAAATAGTAATTCTCTGTACCCTTCCGTAGTTACACATTTAAACATAGAGACTATAAATTGTGCGAAGGTAGGATGTATCATATTAAATTTTATAGGTTGTATATCCAAACCTTCTCGGTTCTCAAGTAATGTCAAATTAAAAAATTCCTCACAATCAACTAAGTACTGGTCAATAATCTTGTATAATTGTTCTGGGAGCCGCTCAACTACTTCTTCTTGCTCCTTTTTAGATAAGTCACTAACGTGGAGTGTTTCTGTTCCTATTCGAATGGTTTTTATTAAAGATAATATAAAATCGTTGTTTCCAGTGTTAAAATGAAAGGGGAAGTCTAGAGTATACTCTGCACCGTCGATATCAACACTAGTTAATATATCAGGTATACCTCCTATATTTTTTTTAAGAAAGTCTAAGCTCACTCCAACATCCCCTTTATCAGAAGTCATTATGATCTCATTACCAATACAATGGAGCCTCAAATATATTAAAGCATAAAACTGTTCTAATATATTAAGACCTTTTGTTAATATAAAAGACTGTAAAAATTCTATTCGTCCTTGAATAGATGTATTCTCATAAAAATTAAATGTGCGTATATCTTTAAAGAGTATCTCTTTAAGACGTACCTCTTTCCCATTTGGAAGGACGTGTGTAATATGCATATTATTACTTACTCAACTAATTGATATCCTCAATCGTCAGGCACAAAATCCGTAAAACAAAAGGTAACAGACTTTTCCGGAAACACCGCTTCAGGTTCTTGTGTAACAGTAAACCCTTCTACCATGGTTGGAAAGGCCTCGATAAATTTATAACCTTTACGGACTCGTAGCTGGTTATCATATTGCTTAACCTTTATGGTAGTTTTAAGCTTGAAATCTGTTAGCCCGTTAATACCCAACGCAACGGCCCACGGAGTAAAAAATTTATGCACTATATCGTCGATAGTTTCAATAAAATTGATAGCCAGGTTCCTCGATAGAAAGCTCTCTCTTTGTTGTAATCCATAACCTGGCATAAAACCACCTCTGCTTTGCTGTCCCACCTCTAAAAAGGTAGACTGTTCCGGTGGTATTGTTACCTGTCTTGCCGCTAATATATTACCGGCGCCCCAGGAGGATGCCGAATTGCTACCAGCTCTCCATGATCCTTGATTTTGTACTTTAGATGTAGCGTCATTTATAGCACTTATTAATCCGCGAAGCCCGGGCATTTCAACAGACCATAAAAAAGGAAGAGAGAGATAATAGCCGTTATCTTGTGAAAACTTATCTAAAAACGTTTCTGTGTTGGTTATAGGCACTAATAATATTTATTAGTGAAACTGTTTAATCGCCTCGGCGGTCGTCTTCTTTTGAGAAGTCTTGATAGAAGTGATAAGAAAAAGTAACCGGAAAAGTAACAACTTCACCTGTACCGTCTGCAATCATATAAGACATATCACCTATGTCTCTTATAGAGGCACCAACCAGCTTAATAGTTTTCTTTGTAATGAGTTGCTTATCAAGTAGAGTTAGAGTCATCGAATCTTGTGGACCAGGCATACCATACTCACCTTTACTAGTTTCATCATTAAAAGTAGCTCTTGAAGCTTTTTCTAATTTATCTCTTATTTTATTAGTCGCATCGGCATAAAACTCAATAGTATAACCAGCTGCGTTAGCATAAGTAGCTCTACCTGGGATATTAAAGGTAAGGCCCATGTAGCTGACTTCTTTATTTTCTATTGTACGCCCAGGGAGTGCAGCTGATCTTGCATAAATCAAGTCATCTCCCCCTGCAAGGTTAAGTCCTGTAGAACCTAAACTAATGTCTTGTACCCTGAAGAGAAAATCTCGCGAGAATTGTTTATCAGCTGCTGCTGCAAAAAAGTTTTGAATTGTAGTTGCCATATAATTATTTATTAATAAACTCCTCTACCCTCATGTAAAAGAGCAGGTCCATCAACTATTTCTTGGAAGTTTGCATCTGTCCTAGATGCGTAGAATGTTATTAAGATAAACTCTGCTGTCCTAACAGGCTTGAGGTAAATATCTACCCTTAACTTATTCTCATCAATTACTTGAGGGGTATTGTTTCTTTCATCACAAACAATCAAGTAGTCGTAAACACCTTGGTTTTGCTTAGCACGCTCAAAGAGCGGTGTTAAGACGTTGACCAGTCTTGTTCTTGTAAACTCTGTGTTAGGTTCAAATACAAAGAATTGAGCGGCTTTCTTAGTAGGTCTCTCAAGTGCTAAGAACAATCTTCTAACATTAATTCTATCAAATGCACTCGGCTTTTTCAGTAATGTCTTCTGACCGAATACTACATTACCCTGTGATGGGAAGAACGCTACTGGGTTAATAGCTGACTTATACAGCTCATCTCTTTGCTTCTGATTTGGATTAATAGCAATGTCGGTAGCGGTTGTAAGAAGCCCTCTGTTAAATCCAGCTGGTGCAAACCATGGGAACGTAGCAGCATCACTCCTAGCCATTATCGATCCGGCAAACCCAGAGAATGGAACCCATACGAGCTGCCCCAATCCTTGATCATATATTTGAGCCCAGTTGCCATATACTGCAGCATATGAAGTGTTTTGTAATTCAAACTGATGTTTCATTGGCCAGAAAATATCTGTCTGGAAGTTTTTAGACTTATCATCTAAAATTTTAGCATTACCGTCTCCAATAGCAACGATTTGTCTAAATGTGTCAGCGATGAATATCGCGTCACCTCTCATGCCTCCTAAGTATGGTGGCTTGACGAATGTTTCAAACTTATCGAAAATGGTATTGTAATTATTTCTTAGAGTTAAAGCATCTCCAGCAATAGGGTTTGATGTTCTAAGTCCGGCAACTGCATTTCGTGTTGTGGTTTCATAGTAAAACTCATCATAATATAGTGGTGATTCTGCAGCAATTCCTCTAGATTTCGCCATCGCCCATATAGTACCTAAACCAGCTTCCGGAATAACATCTATATCATATATTTCATCATTTTTTATTCCATCTAATGCTCTATCGAGTTTAGATGGAATATCACCAAGATCTTTATTAGATACTTTAGTATTAGAAAAAGCACCGAGAGGATATAAATCTCCACCACCTAATACGCCTTTTAAGTTAGCTAAACTGTCTCCGTTAGTGTCAAATCCTAAGATAGTGTTTATCGGACCGGTTCCTAGCGTAGTTCCAGCAGTTGCAGTATTATTAGTAAAGTTATCAATAGCGTTACTCATTACTCGAATCTTTAATTTTGGCTCTCCTTGATTATTTAAATTATCATCACCTGTAGTACGTTGTGTAACATACCTATTAACAAGAATATGAGCATTTCGTGACTTACTACTTTGAGCTCCAATAAAGTAGTTAAGTTGTCTGCCTCCTTTTTGATCATCGATTTTCCGGAATGCATTAATAGACCCTACCATTTTATCTTCTAAATTATAACCAAGCTGGAATGCTTGTGCTGAATTTTGCGTTCTTCTTAACTTAAACACTCCTACGCTTAATACATCGTCACTAGTTCTACCGTCTAAGTCATAATCTACCAAGTTTTCCATAACTTCAGAAATACTTCCATTAGGACCTGTAGTGGCGCTAGCAGATAGAGGAAAATCTAATGTGTTAGCCGGTAGCGTTGTGTATTGATTTGACGCGAGCGCTGATTGTGTTATCGTTTGTGTAGATACAATACCGTTAAAATCACTAGATGGATTAATATCAGCATTTCCAATTAATCCGACATAATATCCTTCATAATTTTGATTAATAGTACTGGTCGACTTATTTAAAATAACTAAAGGTGACTTTCCGGCATTATTAATTATTGCCGAATTGTCTCCATCGTTAATGACGTCGACGGCGAGACCGCCTACATCTTGCCAGTTAAATAGAGTACCGTCTACAGCACTTAAATATTGATTTTCAGTTAATTCAATATGTGTAGGTTTACCAATTACAATTGTACCTCCAGATGCTATAGTGCTATACGTTGCTCCAACTGTACCAGATGATGCTTCCATAAAACCACCAGATAATGAAATTGCTGAAGCTGCATAAACTAGAGCAGAATACCGCGATCCAAAGCCATCCCCGTTTCCAGCTCCGTAAGGTAATCTAGATGTGTATAGGTTAGCGGGGGAGTTTAATATTTCTGCAGCGGTGTGATAAAAATACCGCTCCGC